AGTACACTAAAACTTCCTGTTTTTCTAGCAGGAGATCCTGCTTCAGGAGTTAAGGGTACAGTACCTTGATCAGCCGAGAACTTTCCGAAACCTGAATTGATTCTCCAATAAGCATTAGAGCTAACCACATTTGTAGAGTCTACAGTTAACGAGCTGCTCTGATTAGTTACAAGAGTTACTGACTCTTGGGCAATGTCTATCGACGCTGGGGGCGTAGAAGTATCATTTACCTGAACATTTAAAGTGTCTAGTATAGGCCCACCAACAGAACCGCTTCTCAGTCTTAGTGTAAAGTTTTCCGTTCCTTCAAGAGTTAGGTCGTTTAATGTTGCTATACTAAATAAGCCAGAATTTAATGTAGAGGTTCCAGAAGTAGCAACAGTACCAGAAACAGATAAAAAATCAGCTGTACTTGCTGACGCTAATTCCCAATAATACGTGGCTGGAGGAGTATTAGTGCCTTCAACATATACGGTCGCTATAGATCCTTCGTTCATAACTATTGAAGTGACGGGGCTAAAGGAAGAGTTAGTAAATTGGACTAAAGAACCAGTAAAAGTTCCTTTCCATTTTATCTCTAATTCTTTTACAACAGGCCCGTTGCTAGAACCCGTACGAAGCTGAAGTTGGTAGTAGAGGGCTTCTTCTGCTCCCACTCCAGCGGTGATCGATCCAGTTGTGACTCCAGAAGAAACAGTATTAGAAGCTGTAGTTACTCCTATTCTAAGACCCTGACTCGGTTGGGGATTATTTAGCACAAAAAATAAATTTGTTCCGTCGGGAACATTTTTAGTAGAAACTGGTAGAGTAAGACTGTCTCCTTCGAAGATTTCTATCTGTTGTACTTCAGACCCAAAGCCATCTGTAAATAAATATTCTAAATTTTGTTGTTCGTAAACTCGTAGAAACTCACAAGTTAAACTATAAATTTCTTCGTTAAAGTATTGTACTGAGTAAGGCTCAGCAACTACTAAAATATCTAGTTCTCCGCCTACTTCATTGTCGTTAGGAAGAGTAAAAGTAAAGGCCTCGACTCTCTTCTTTTGGTCTAAAAAGTTAATAATTGCTTGAATTTCTTCCGCAGATCTATTAGTAAAAGCTACAGAATACCGCTCCTCTAGATTATTTAATCCGAAAGCAAATCGTTGCTCGTAACCATCTGCAAAAGTGGTCCCTTTAGTAATAGGCTTTACTGTTTTTGTTACTCCATTATCAGGAGTTCTTTGATTCCCATTACTATCTATAAATCCAATAGTCATTACGCTGCACCATAGGGGCTAAGTATTCCACCCGGCCTTTTTTGTCTTTGTAGTTCTGCTTGTACTGCGGAGGAAATAGCTCTTCCGAGATTTCCGCCCTGTTGATCGTTTGACACTACACTGTCCTTTGATTGTCCGTCTGAGGACATATTTACATTTACAGAAACATTACTAGTTTGTTGTGACCCTGCTCCAACGACAGGAATTGATTTCCCATCTGGTAGTGGAACTACTGCTTCGTTCATTCTGCCTTCTCCTATTAAGCCTACTGTTGGCTTGTTAATAATACCACCATTTGCGTAGGCTTTCATACCTCCAGACATAATACCTCCAGAAGCAAAACCAAATATTCCTCCAAAAAGACTTGCCATACCACCGCCGCCACCGCCAAATAAACCCCCTAGAAGATCGGGCAGACCTTTGAAAAGACCTCCTAAACCAGAAGTAAGATTTCCGAAAAGATTACCCATTTTTCCTAAGAACCCGCCTTCAGCATTTTTATCAAATATTGCGCCAAAGTCGCTAACAAAGGTACCAAATATTCCTTTAGTAGGACCAGCAGCGTCTGGAGGAAGGATAGTAGTGCCTATATTTTCTGCCCCTGGAAGACCTAGAGACTTAGGGGTAGCTCCTTGGCTCAATGGGCCGTCTTTTTGTTCTTCCACTGCTTTAAGACAAGACAAGGTAGCAGTTTCTATTTCAGTAATAGCTGCTGTAGCCAAAGGAGGAAAGTCATTAACCAAGGGGCCAAATACTTCATCCCCTTTCATTAAGGGAGTACTGCCTCCCGCTGATGGCCCAAATACTTCATTCCCTCTCATTAAGGGAGTTCGTACAGTTCCACCATCAGAATCTATCATATCGGCTAGAGTACCTCTCGTCGGGGTTACAGGAACTGATGTATCAGTAAAAACAGGAGGACCATTAGGAAAATCAATAATGCCTCCAGTACTAGCCGGTGGAGTAACTGGTGGAGTAACTGGTGGAACTACGGGCGCAGCGACTTTAGCTTGAGCTGCGGTTGTTGGTTGAGGTATACAAACATCTTCGAATGCTTTCCTAATCTTCATACTAACTACTTCAGCGCCGGCTTCGTGTGCTCTAAATAACTTTGTCGCAGGATCTTGGAATAAGCCTATAGCTCCTAAGAGTTTTTCTGACATACTTTTTGCTAAGGTATCCGCTATACTTTCAAAAACCGACTTAGCAATTTTAGCTACAGCATCTTTTAAACTAGACTCATCGCCTTTTAAGAGATCAGCTATATTAGTAGTTAAAGAACTTTCTAAGCTATTCTTTATAGCTAGGTCGAGCTGTTTAATTAAACTCTCTTGATCCGATAGAACATCTCTTTGTGCCTTTAAAGTAAGTAGCTGATTTTCAAGTATTGCTTGCTTATCCGCATCTACTTTAATGCCGGACGATTTTGCTACCTCTAATTGGGTCTCTATATCCACCATCTTAATGGTAAGATTAGTTATATCCTTTGTTCGTTTAAGTCTTGCTTTTTCATAATTAGAAGCACCTCTAAGGCCTTTCTGATAGTTCTTTTCCGCTATACCTTTTTGTTTTGCCGCTGTAACTTCTAAAGATCTCAAGCGTGATATTAGAGCAATCTGAGCATTTAGGGCATCTATTTGTCTGTCTACTTTCGTTTGGTCTAGATTTGAAGAATTAAGTACGGCTTTCAACTCTTTCTCTATAACTAATCTTTTGCGGAGAGTCTCTTCAAGCTGTCTACTTTTAGTATCGTATTGCAGTATACTTAGTATAGCCTTGTCATAAGCTCTATTATCGTCTATTCTAGCTTGAGTTAGGCCCCCGAGGATAGTTGATTGCTCCGCCATTGCTATAGCTAATTCATTGTATTTCTCTAGTTGTTTATCATTCAGTTTCGTACCGAGTGCTAGTATGTTGTTTAATTCTATGAACGCCTGGGCATCCTTTGTCTGATCGAGTCCAAGCTCTTTTAGCGCACTAGTTAGAAGTTTACCGCTACGGGCTAAGTCTAGCAGCGCCGTCTCTGCTGCTTCAATCGCCTTTGCGGTTGTACCTGCCTTACCTGTAAAATCAAGTATACTATCAAGCAAAGGTAACATGATCGAAAAATAACCACCCTTACCATCAAATGAGTTCTGATAAGCCTCAGACGTCTTAGTAGCTTCTTCCATAGACTTGCTGAGTGCACTCACGTTTTGAGTTACAGAACTGATTAATACGCCGACGGTTTTGAATGTGTCTGCCCCGACACCAGATTTTTCAATAAGTACTTTTTGAACCTCTACTAATTTACTATACTCTGTGACCAGCTTACCTTGACGCTTAGCCATTTCATCAAACGCCTCTACTTGATCTGTTATTTCTTTTGTAGCTTCTTTTCCGAAAAGAGCCTTAAAAGGAATCAGCAAAAGTTCAGCTGCTATTGCTACCAATCCAATTCCTGACACTATAGATAGTAGTCTACCCGCCCACTTTGCGAAAAAGCCTGCTACTTCTATAGCCGCAACTTTTATAGCTAGAAGCCCTGAAATAGCTTTTTGTGACATTATTTGAAAGGAAAGCCCGATAGATCGTGCACTTTGAACTAAGGATACAGTTATAGACTGAGCAGTAGTTTGGGCATTAGTCAGCATCATTTTAAGATTTGTTTTTAATATAACTCTTTCTTGTTTAGTCAATTTCTCGAAGGTTTTTGTTTTCTTCTCCAAGGAAGTTATAATGCTTTTAATTTGTCTTTGGTTTAGCTTTTCACCATCTTGTAGCGCTTTAAGGCTAGTCCTTGCCCGGCCTTTCTCGAGTTTGGATGCTATTCCTTGTGCGTTACCCTCAGGGCTTCCAGGCTGAATTGAAGCTTTCTTTGCAGTCAGCTTATCGATCTTTTGTTGAGCTTCCGTCATATCTGCAACTACGGCTGCGGTAGCTTCTGAAGTAACCGCTCTCCAGTTTTCTAAGCTAGGTATAATTGATTTAATAATAGGTACTGCGAAAAGAAACATAACGGCTATCAAAGCCTCTACATTGTTAGTAAAGAATTTGGCTACTGGAGAGGCGATTACTTCTACAAAACTTTTTATAACTTTTAGGGCATCATCAAACGAAACAGCTAATTCAGTAAAGGAGTTGTTCTCAGGAGACATAATATCGTTAATTCTAGAAAACTTGTCCTCTAACTGTGAACTAACTTCTACAAACACGGCTTGTTTTTGTTCTGCTAAAGTGAGGGCATCTCCTACCTTACCTAAAGATATTGCGAATTTTTCTTTTGCTTCAGTTAAGCGAAGTGTAATACCTAATTCATCTAGAAGTTCGGGTTCTGCTTTTGTAACACCCCTAACTAATCGATTAAAGGAATCAGTCACATCTCTACCCAGAATTTGAGAGACGTTTTTTGCGCCTTTAGCAAGGGTTTCAAGCTGCATACCAGATAGTCCAGAAGCGACACCAATAGCGGCAGCCTGGGCAGCATCCTTGAACTCTAGTAGTCCACCGGCTGCTTTTCTAATATCTGAGGTTAAGACTCCAAGTGCCACACCAGTTACAGATGCGTAGGCTACTTGACCTTCTTGAAGAACTCTCAAGTCTCCTGCGTCTTTTAAGAAACCGAATAAGGCGGTAACGGCAAATATGTTGGCTGCTAGAGTTGCGTAGGCAGGTACAAGACCCCCTGTGATGCCCTGAGCCATTTTAGAGAAGCCTTTACCTGTAGATAGACTAGTCTGTCCGACACCCTTCATCTGCCTTTCAGTGTTTTTTGCTGAGTTACCTGCTTTTTCCAGGCCTCTTCCCAACTGTTTAGCAGACTTTTCAGTCAATCGCATAGTGCCATCGTCACTAACGATTACGGAGACTTTTACTTGTTTATCAGCCATTATCCCTTCACATTATGGACGTATTGTTTTCCGCCCGCTGTAGCTTTTCTCTCATCAGCTTTTCGTTTGTTCTCTACTTTTTGATTGACTTTTTTGGTATAGTAGCCTTCCATCTTTGAAACGAATAGTACTACTAATCTTTTGTCTTCTACATTAAAAAGATCTAGAAAGAAATTTGCGGAAGACCAGTCTTTGCCAAAATAACCCCCCGACATAGAATCCCATCTGTCGGGTAAATAACCAAAAATTGTAAAGGCTAACTGAACCTCTTCAGGAAATGCGGCTAGAGAGGAGGGGAGTCTCTCAGGATCTGGTTCGACCCCGAGCTGTTCGCACATAGCTAAGTATGTGTCTACTCCGATATCTCTTTCTTGATTGATTTCTTTTTCGACAAGTCGGAGACACTCTTCGACTTGTTCTTGGTAAAATTTTCTAAATCACCCACGGAGTCTGTAACCCAATTATCAAAACCCGAAGAGTTTTTCATAAGGATTTCCGCTTCTTCATGCGAGTAAGGAAGTTCTGAATCAGGATCAAGATCGTCGGTATCTACTAATAGAAGCTCTTCTAAATAAGATAACTTTAGACCTTTCCATCCTTTAATAATGGCGGCTACGTATTCTGATAAGAATTTATCCTCATCTAGAATATCTTCCGCTTGGTGTGTTGAACGATTGAATTTCTTTGAAACACATTTTTTGCGTAAAGCAAGAAGCTCTTCGCGTGCCAGGTAACATAATTCTACTTCAAACCCATCCAGACCAGGAAATTCAATCGAAACGGTCATGGAAGGCTTCATTAAAGATTTTAAAGAAATTTGACTCATAATTTTTGCATACCTTTTATTATTGATAAATTAGGGGGGATGAACTCCCCCCATTAACTATATCAATTATACATAAGTACTACCAAAAAGTCAAGATTTATTTTTTTGTTTCATTATGCTCGATAAACAATAGTCGCTTCGTTTGTATTATCTACATTACCATCCTGAGGTTGTCCGTGGAAAGCGATATCTAATGTAAGCAAATCTTCCACATTAACTACAGGAACCTCTAGATGTGCGAATTGCATATCAAAACTAACACTTGGGTCTCCTGTACCACCGATATTAATAGCCATATCGACGATATTTCTTACAGTACCTGTATCAGATACTAAAGCGTCGAACAAGGCTGCAGATTTACCGACGCCTGTATCTAGATAGCAAGTAAGGTTGCCTGAGACAGAACGACTTCCAGTAATATTCGCAATAGGAGTATTAACTTTACCTAGTTCTTCTGGAGTAAGATACTGAATGTTATTTTCCATAGTGATCGAGCCACCCGTGAGAATAACAGTATATACAGTAGGCCCACCATCTGTACGACTAATGTCTACTGTGGATAGTCTATTCCGAATAAACGTAGTTGTATCAGTAATATCAATCTCTGTTTCTGTGGCCGCAACTACTGTAGTTGCATCATCAGTAATAGCCTGACCAAAACCACTCCACTGAAGTGTAGCAATTCCATCGATATCAAAATCCATAGTTACAGAGTTAACAACTGCATCAGTTACTTTATATACCTGAGCTGTGCCACCTGCAGGCTTAAACTGGAAAAACATCTTCCAACCAGCAGCAAAACTAGAAACATTCGAACCTGAGAAGTCAAAAGTGTTTAAACCGGTTGCATGAGTGTTAACATCTGCAGTAACTGCACTATTACTAAATACTGTAGTAGTAGGATTAAAAGTGTCTGCCCCAGCCCACATAGCCCATAAAGCTTCTTCAGGTGCTCGAACTTGGTCAGGAACACCGGTGTCAATACTTGGTCGAGCATAAGTACTAATACTCCACTCTACCGGCGCCAAAGCGTCGTTGAAAAGCAATCGAGCCCTACGTGAGGTCGTTCCTGCTTCGTTTACCGTGATTTCTGAGGCGTTGATAGCCTGACTGAACGAGAAGCCATCAAGTACAGGGATTTCCCACCGATAAGTTGCGGTCGGATCTTCCAAGATTACTTGTACGTCTCTTGTAAATTGTAATGCCATTTAATTTCTCCTAACAAAGATTGTAAGTAATTACTTATACTTTGTCTTAACCTATAAGGTTAGTAACGAACTTCTAAAACTATTTCCCCGATCGCCAGAGGCTCCAAGGCACCTTCGTCAGTATCTAAGCTTACCATAGTTAGCTGTTGTACCGACTGAGTGTTTCCATCTTGATCTTTGTAACTTAAACCAGAATTAGTCTCTATCACAAACTCAATATCTTCGAATAATTTCTCTAACGCCATTATAGCGTCCTCTTGCTGTACATAGATTCTCAAAGAAACTGTCATGAATCTATCTTTGTACCCAGAGCCCTGGTACTGCCTAGTCTCTGGGCCTGCACTACAGTGAATAGCAGGGAAATCCTCTACTTCATCCCAGAAAAGCAACTTAGGTAGAACATTTCCATATACATTTGATCTATAAGGAGTATTTCCATTTATAAGTTTGAGTTTAGTTACGAGAGCCTGAACAATAGCCATTCTTCGTGACGTATAATCTCTAATGGCCATTACAATCTCCTCATGTAAAATCTTGCTTTTAAAAGGTCTGCTGCTATGTCTCTCATAGACTTTTCGATAACAGCTCTTGGGTCTCTGTCTGAGTTACCCCAAGGAGCTTTACCCGCTCCTTGTTCAAATATTTGGTAAGGATTCTTTTGGTAGGTATACCCAATACTAGGGAATCCTTTAGGGGTACTCACTATGTTCTGTACCCTAACACTACTTGCAAATCTTCCACTTCTATTTTGAAGTCCAGGTAATTTCATGTTACCCATTACTTCTTTGGGGAGTCTTGCATTTAGTAATGCTTGAAGCTTTAATAAAGATTGAGGACTTCTTGCATTCTTTTTAGTGGCCGAACTTGTCCTGCCTCCCGAGGCTGCAGCTAAAGAACCGATCTTAGCTGTGCTACTTTTTACTGTTTTGCTTTTAGTACCCTTTCTATTACCCCTAGTACCTTTTGCCTTTTCTTGCGGGGTAAGCTTAGGTGCCTTTATTTTTAATCCTTTACTCGCTGCTTTAACGAGGTTATTAATAATAGTCGCTTCTACCCCAGCAATAATTTTATCTCTAGGGGACTGACTTCCTTTTACAGTAACAAAGCCAGGGGCCGACTTTTCCATTTCTTTGAATATTGCAGCTTCTAACTGAGGCCGCAAGTTTTTCCAATCTAAAGACTCCGCCCCAGGTTCGTTAGCCACTGAGGGTCCTAAGGTACCTTTTACAACTATCGTTCCTTGATATATATTATTAGAATTCTTTTCGCCTTTATCCCATAGCCAATCAATCTTGTCAACCATAGAAAGTATAGCGGATCTACCTGCTGCTACTGCATCAGGAGTACTAAATTCGACTTCGCCCATAGCTTTTGTTAAGGACTCATTTACTGCTGATTCTAACTCTTCGTCAGTTACAAACTGTTTCAAACCTTTTACTTGGTTTGTTTCTCCTAAGCCAGTACCAACTTTCTCGCCTTTTGCCACGTTCCCTAATATTCTTGTCTGTTCCGATCCTACAGTTTGACTACCTAGACCGTCGCCGCCCGTATGAAGGAACTGGGTGGCTCTACTAAAAACCCTTGCTTGTTCTTTAGAGTACCTAATAAATCCTTTCTTTAAGTGAATGTTCGATAAAGTTTTAAAAGCTCTTGTAACATTCTCTGTGTATCTAGGAAGATATATAGTAATCTTATCTCCTTTCTGTACCGCATGTCTTTCTTTAAAAGGTGAAATGTTAGCATAACCATTAAACTTATCAGGATAATCTGCAAAAACTTTGTCTGCTATCTCTATTAGCTTATCTTTATCCCCTGGGTATGTTTTCTTTCCTGTTGCGGCCATTGCCTTTAAAAAGTTAGAAGATACAGTTTTTCTAAAATCATCTTTTGTAATTGTTATCAGATGGGGTTGATTCTTTCCTAAGTATCTCCTCACTAAAAGATCATAACGTCTTTTAGAGTTAATAACTATAGAATTAATAAATCCATCTAGGACAGCTTTGCTCATGAAGTTCTATACATATCCAAAACTCTTCTGATATGGTCTGGGAATCCTGGGTCATATCTAATTGAAGAAGTCCCTGCATTTTCACGAGTGGCTGAACCAATACTTTGTCTATCTTTATGCTCGTTTAAGTGGTAGTATGTTATAATATCTGCTACAGCTAACTGTAAATCTGTAGGTAAAACTGCAAACCCAGCAAGATAAGTAATTTTAACAGAACCAACACCGCAAGGAAAGTTCTTATAACCCCCACTTTCGGTAGTTCTAATTACAGAATCAGCTACTGAATCTAAATACCAAGAGTACCCTACAGGGCTAGAATTAGAAGAAAACAACTCTACATATGCTGAGGAGTATCCCGATCTTTCGTAGACATTTGTGATACTAATCACAGGGCTTTTTGTTAACTGCACTACATGAGTGGACCACTGAATATCAAATTCTTCAGTAAAACCTCCACCAGTGGCATAGGTATCAAACTCATTATTACAATAAGTTCGTACTAATTGACTTACACTCGTAATCAATTGATCCAACTTTTCGTCATATTGAGTAGACGTTACGCCCTCTAATATCTTATATTCATCTAATGTTATTAAACCAGCCATAATTTTCCTAAAAAGGTATGGGGAGCCCTAAGGCTCCCCGTTCCGATTACTTATTTATTAATAAGACTTACCAACTACCTGACCGGCAGCTGCAAACATCCTATCGAAACCACGACGCTGTGTGGCCACAATAACTTTCTGTTGCTCAGCAACCTGATAGTCTTGTTCTACCGTGG